ATCTGTCAAGAGGGAATCTCAAGAAAATCTCGTGCCCCCTCGTTTGGCATGAAACATGAATGAAAACCAGTATGGGACTAGTCTAGTCTTTTTTCAAACAGCCCCTTGAAGAAAGGTGAAGTATGTACGGTGTGTGTACGGTTTCACGCGCTTCTCGGTCCCGGGATCGAGAATCAGGCCCACAGGATGGTGGTATAACGACCCTTATTTCAGCTTTTTACCCCCTTTTTCCTAGTATCTCTTGAAATAAGGGTAAGCTGAGGTGAGGCCCGAGAGGGGCTGAGGGGTGGCTGTGTGTTGTTCTTCATAGATATGTATCATAATATAGTACTTCTTTCATTAATTCATGTCATAGCATATGGTATTTTCCCCGATCGGGGAGAACACATATAGACCCCCCCTGAATGAATGAAGAAAGGGGTGTCGATGTTTTACACACTAGACAAGTAGTTCCGGGCGGGGGAGAAAATCCCTGAGGCGAAGATTCTTTTTCCGACGACTCGTGCGGCAGATCCCCGGTCCCCTGCGTAGGTCAGCGCCACGGCGGTGTGGACTCGAGGTGCTCCGTGGTGGTCGAGCCGCTCGCCAGGGGTGCTCGCATGCCCTCGAGAATCGCCCTTGCATTTGCTGATGAAAGTGGGTAAAATCAGTTTATGTCTGGCAAACGGACAGCAGTCCCCCTTACACCGAAGCAACATGCGGCTGTCGAGCACTACCTTGCAAACGGTGATATGACGGCTGCTTATCGGCATGCTTACGCTTGCAATGGCAGGAGCAAGCAGGCCATTTACAACTATGCGTCCCAGCTCTTCGCACTCCCCCATGTCGCTGCTGAGATCAAGCGCCTGCGTGCCGAGACAGAGAAGGCCGGCATACTCTCACGCCAGGAGGCGCTCGATATCCTCACACGCATCGCCCAGGGGCAACTACCGGCCTACCTGGGCGACGACGGTGAGATCGATCCTAGTACGCTCAAGGCCGGTGGCCCTGACCTCGAGCAGATCAGCACGACACCCGGTGAGCACGGCGTCGCACGGCGCATCAAGGTGCGGTCGCCCATCAAGGCCATCGAGCGGATCGCCAAGATGTGCGGCTGGGACCAGCGCACGGGCATCGAGGCCGAGGGGATCACGATCAATCTCAATATGGGGGACCCGCCGGGAGATGTGGAGTAGCTCCCAACGAGTCAGCGAGTGTGGGGAGGCAGTCTTGTCCATTAGACTACACCCCCATGTGGTGGACCTGGAGGTGCGGCGTTCGGGCCTAAAGTCCCAAGCGCCGCCCCACGCCAGGCCCGTCGTTGCGCGGTGGCCTCAGCCGGATTGCAGGTCTGGCGCGTTTGCCTGTTTCGCCATGGGGCCACCCGCTTTCTTTAGTATCCTGGGAGCATGATGTGGAGTGAGCCCTGGCATGGTCGCGTCGCGGTGTGGTGTGTATTCGGCCTCTTTGGTGCTGGCCTTGCCCTTGACTCTGCTGGGTGGGCTGCGGTCTCTTCGGTTGAAGCCTTCGTGATCTGCATGGGCGCGGCCTACGCGATCTTCTTCACCTACGGGAGGGCGCACGCATGAAGACCGTCACCTACTCGACACGTGCCCTATGCCTCATAGTGATCGGCTATGCGCTCTACCGCATCGTGCTCACCCCGGTGGATATCCGCCCCCAGGTGGCCGCAGGTGTGGCCAAGGGGGCGCTTGCCGGCGTTGCCTTCATAGTCGTCACCGGTGCACTGCCTGGGCTCGCCAAGGCCCTTATCCGGCGCCTGAGGCGTCGTAACGCCTGAGATGTGCATACACGCGCGAGCGGCCCGCGAGTAGCGCCGCTACGATGCTGTAGAGCCCCACATGGGGCGGGAGGTCGAGATGTCACGGTACGAGAGTCTGACGATCGGGACGCTGCTGGTCGAGGATGTGTCTGCCAAGGTGCTCAAAATCGGGGGCGACCCCCAGGAGGGGACGGCCTCTACCCAGGTGACGGCCACGGCTGCGGAGCTGAACCAGGCGGCCGATATCTCAGCCGGCCAAGCCTTGATGACGCCTGGCACCGGCATATCAACCGGCGTAGGCACCATCTGCGACCATGCGGTGACAAAGGTCGGTGACCTCATCAAGACGGAGATTTTGATTGACCTGACCGGCCTAAACTCCGGCGGGGCGATCGGTGATATCATCGGCAAGGATGGCGGCACGGCTAACTGCCATATCGGGCAGATCACGGCAGCCGTGAACGGCACGATCATCGCCGGGCGGGTTACGTGCCTGGAAGCGCCGGCTGGTGGCGATCCGGACGTGGACTTCTACGGCAGCGTGGACGAGGCAACGGGCGCTCAGGACGCGCTGATCTCGGGTCTCACGGGCGAGGAACTGCTCATCAACCACGGGGATTGGGCCATCAGTAATGTCGCGGCGTTGACTGCGATGCCTGACGCGGATGGGTACCTATACATGGTCTCTGCTGCTGTCACGGACGCCGACTACACGGCCGGCATCCTGCTCGTCGAGCTGTGGGGTAACTAAGCCCTGCGAGCCCCTAGGGGGCCTTTCGAGGCCCCCTTCCTGTAGGAGAAGGAGGTCCGTATGCTGATCGACTGGCGTGCGCAGGCCGAGTATCATCATCGGCGGCACTGCTGCGCGACGTGCCGTCATAGCCAGAGGGTAGATGGCATATACTACTGTCACTACCCATCATGGACGGTCCAGCAGGATCATCCGGTGCAGCAGAACGAGCTCCGGGTAGACGGGTGGGCTCTCTGCAAGGAATGGCGTCCTGATCCGATGGACTGTCCGAAGTGCCACACCACGCCGGATATCTCCTGGCACATGTGCAAGCCTGTTTTGTTGGGGGATGAGTTGCCCTCGGCGATTGCGCATTTGGATCAGTCGGAGTTGGATACCCTCATGGTGGAAAATAGTTGCGTGCGTGCCCAGGTGCAATGTAAGGATTGTGGTGCGAGTGGTCCCCAGTATATCGCGCAGAGCATCGAGGCGGCAGAAGACGCAGCCTGTGCAGCGTGGGAACAACTCATCAGTGGTCAGGAGTAGGTGGGAACGGTCCCAGATTGATGGGGGAACACATGTCGCGGTCACGACGGCGCAACCCGCATTTCGGTAACACCACGGCGGCGAGTGAGCGTGAGGACAAGCGACGTGCACACAAGAAGCTACGACGGCGCATGCATTGGGCGGCTCGGCGGGGTCTCACGGACTCTGACGAGCCGCTCGACGTTGATACGCGGATGCGGTCGGTCAGTGAGCGGCTGTGGTGGCCGAAGGACGGTCGCAGCTATCGGCCTCACGTGGCCGACGATACCAAGGAGATGTCGAAGTGACGCGGGGTAGCGCAGCGGCAGCGCGGGGGTTTCATACGCCCCAGGCCCGGGTTCGACTCCCGGCCCCGCAACCATTCTGTCGGAGGCGATGATGGATGTATGGGACGAGCACAATGCCTACGCTCCTATCATGCATTTTGTCAAACAGCACTTTGGGCCTCCAGACTGGAATGCTGTGGCACATTATCGGAAAGTGCCACGCTGTTGTGCCACATGCGCGCATAGCAAGGCAGACTGGGACAACGAGCATTTTTGTACTCACCCGGCTGCCGTGCGCTATAAGGGATCGGACATAAGAGAACCAGAGGTCAAGGGGTGGGCAGTTTGTGACTGGCATGTGCAGGTCGGAGTGTGTCCCCACTGTGCGAATCGTCCGCAGATCAAGGCGGCCCTTCCTACGACCACACATTCCACGGGCGACATGTCTGCCTCCACTGTAAGCAGTAATGTGAGTCTTCCTTCAGCGGTCGCGCAGCAGGCTGAAGCGGTGAATCACGCCTCCATGCGAGCAGACCAAGACCTACACGCCATCCCCCTCTTCACGGCGTGGACACAATGTCAATGTGGCATGAGTGGGCCACGGGTCCTTGTAAAAGACCCGGAGACAGCAATACAAGAGGCCTGCGCTGCGTGGAATGAGGCATTTGCGCAACCGGATGGCTCAGATGGAGACGACACTCGAGACTGTGAAGTAGAGGACCTCGATGGCCCATAGAGTCCATTGGATCGAGGCGGAGCCGTATGGGTGGCCCGTGCTGGTGTACGTGGGCTCGTGGGCGCAGTTCCGGGCCTATCTCAAGTGTCGAAACTCAGTGGATGTGGGAGAGCAGCAGTTCGGGGGTGGCTATCATGCCCGCATGTACTGCGCGGAGACCTGTGATGCGTACTCGGCGATATGGCTGCCCAAGCCTCCCCTGGCTACCCTGGAAGGGCTGCGTGTGCTGAGTCATGAGCTTTTACACGCGGCATTTGGTATCCTGGATCGGGTGGGCGTGCCGATGGGCTTTGAGCATCAAGAGGCCCTCTGTTACTTGCATGAGGGTCTCAACCGTCTTGCGCACAGGGCGTTGAACGCATGAAACCGACGATACAGTTCATCAACTACACGCCTGAGCCGACCCCGAAGTTGTTCCACTGGTCGAACGCTCAGCGCAAGGGGATCATGGGACCTGTTGGGTCTGGGAAATCCTCTGCGTGCTGCATGGAGATACTCAATCGGTCCATGCAGCAGGCACCGGACCGGAAGGGCATTCGGCGCACCCGGTGGGCGATCATTCGCTCGACTTATCCACAACTTTGCTCAACGACTATCAAGACGTGGCAAGAATGGCTCCCACAGTCTATCTGCCCGATCGTCTACCGGAAGCCGATCGAAGGGCACATGCATCTACGCTTACCTGACAAGACTATCCTGGACATGGAGGTGTTGTTTATTGCCCTGGACAAGCCGAAGGACACGGAACGGCTCACCTCGATGGAGTTATCTGGCGCATGGATCAACGAGGCCCGGGAAGTGGGTCCGAGCATTGTTCGTGATACCTTCTCGCGTACCGGCCGTTATCCGCCCAAGAAGGTGGCGCCTTTGACGTATCGTGTTCTGCTCATGGACACGAACCCACCTGACGACGACCACTGGTGGTACAGGCTTGCTGAGGATGAGAAGCCCGCGGGGTGGAAGTTTTGGCGTCAGCCTGGTGCTCTGATCGCTGTGCGGGATGCGACGGGGCACGTCACGCACTATGAGGCGAACCCACTGGCCGAGAATGTGCAGCATCAGCAGCTTGGGTATAGCTACTGGACGGACATGGTAGCTGGCACTGACCCCGAGTGGGTGAGCGTCCACTGCTGCGGGCAGTATGGCTCGGTGTTCGAGGGGAAGGCTGTGTACCAGGGCGTCTACAACGACGCTTTACACGTGTCGCGCAAGTCTCTCGGTGTCTTCCGTGGACGGCCGTTGTTCATGGCATTTGATTTTGGCAACACCCCGGCATGTTTATTCGCTCAACTGACACCACATGGGCAACTAAGGATACTGCGGGAGTTGCAATGCGAATATGGTGGGCTCAAGCAGTTTGTGACGGATGCGGTGCGGCCGATGCTTGCAGAACTGTTCCCGGGCATGCCGGTGATCGTTGGAGGCGACCCAGCGGGCAAGCAGCGGTCACAGGCTGACGACGAGCTATCGTGCTTCGGCATGTTAGAGAACCTTGGGTTATCGGGCACGCCGGCACCGACGAACGACCCGTTGCCACGTCGGCAGGCCGTCATGGACCGACTGGTCCGCATGACGAGCGACCAGCCGGCGTTTATCATCGACCCATCGTGCAAGCTACTGCGACGTGGGTTCCTTGGCGGCTACAAGTTCGAGCGTGTGCAGGTATCGGGAGAAGAGCGGTACAGGGACAAGCCGGCAAAGAACCGGTACTCGCACATTCACGATTCGCTTCAATATCTTTGCTTACTCGTTGATTCGGTTGCGCGTGTGCCGCCAATGATGGTGCCGCCATCGCAGCCGACGTGGGCGGGCATGGCCTAGACTGTATGATGTAGTGTGTTGACACAGAGGGCACAAGATGGGTAGACTGTAGCCATGACACCACGAGCACCGGTTCTCGGGATTCAGACGAACGCCCAGCTTGAGGCTGCGGAAAGTGCAGAGATTGCAGCTAGGAAGCAGCGCAAGAACCCGGTTCTCAGTTCATTGGCTGAGCATGTGCGGTCGGCATTCGAGGCGGCCGAGGAGCACAAGCGGTCATCTGGCATCGCGGAACGGCTCTTGAAGTCACGGCGTCTTCATGCGGGGAAGTACGAGGCTGAGGTTCTCAAGGCGCTTGAAATTCGGGGCGGCACGCAACTGTTTTTCAATATCACTGCGCCGAAGTGTGCTGCTCTCGAAGCGTGGATGCTCGATGTATTTGCCCCCTCCGCCGACCGGCCTTGGGACGTTGTGCCGACCCCGATCCCTTCGTTGCCGGTCGCCAAGACTGAGCGTATTCCCGAGATTGTCAAGGCTGAGTTCATGCCACGCTTTCCGGCACCGCCTGATCGCACTGCACCGCCGGAGGCGGCTCAGGCGTATGCCAAGGAGATTCAGGCACTCTCAGAGGAAGCCAAGCAGTACACGCTGAATCTGTACGATGAGATGCTAGCCGTAGCGTTCGAGGATGCAAAGAAGAGCG